CGTATCGGTTTCAGGGTCTGTCCGTTGATCGTCTCCTCCATCCGTACAAACCACCAGGTGCCGTGTCGCTGGTACACGGTCATTCCCCAGGCTTCCAGGGTTTTCTTCAGGACCGTCTGCTTGCTATCCCCGCCTTCAAAGGTGCGAACGTCTACCGTCGCCTGGTCCAGGGGCGTGTTGTCCCCGTCTGCCCTGTCCAGCATTCCCTCGTAGAAAAGGTTGGCTATGTAGAAACGGTTAAGGAAAAAAACGCCGGTTTGGGTGATCGGAAGGTCCCACAAAACGCTTCCCAAAAGGTCGAGCATGGTCACCTGGCCGGAGGCCGGAAAAACCAGCGGGTCTCCTCCTGGTTGGCCCAGGCCGTCGGTCGCTCTTAAATTTATGTAGTGGGCCCTGTCGCTCCAGGGCTCCTCGAAGTCGTCCTGTTGCAGGAATCCCTTCCAGTAAATTGACCCGTTGTAGTCTAGCTGGACCACGATCGTCTCGTCCTCCCCGGCTATGAAATCGTCCATCTGGATCGCGTTGGTGTTAACGATCTGGATCGTGGCCATCGTCCCTCGGGTAAATTTGTTAAGCTCTCCGCCGCTGTTGAATTCTGACACAACAAAAGGCCGGGGCCCTGGGTCCAGGTAGGCTATCAGTCCCGTCGCTGCTCCCTTAAAAAAGAAACGCACCCGGCAGGCTGTTCCGTCGGGTGTTAAAAAATCCATCCTGTATTTTTCCGCGTATATGTTGGGGTAACTCATTTATCCTGTCCTCCCTATCCGGGCGTTGGCCCGGTTAAATGTGGCGACCATGTCGGTTCCCCGAGCTGTGAATTCGCCGGTTATGTTTATGGCTTGTCCGCCTCCGCTAACGCTGGTAAAGCTCGGGGTGCTCACGTTCGATCCGCCTCCGGCAAACGCGGCGCCTGCTCCGCCAAATCCTTTAGTCTGTCCAAAGCCCAGGATTTTGGAGAAGGCAGAAACGAACGACATCCCTCCCTTGGCTGCGTTGGCCGATCCGCCGCTGATAACGGAAAGGATCGCGGCCAGGATAGCTGCCTTCACGATCGTCGCTGCTATGTCGATCAGGAGCTTCTTGAAAACGCCGGCCAGCGCCGATACCACGTTCTTCCCGCTCTCGATCGCCTGAAATATTCCATCTATGGCTGGTCCCAGGGTTTGGTTAAAGGTATTGGATGCCTGCTGGGCTTGCTTGTCCAGGGCCTCCATCTCCAGGCGTAGGTCGGTGATCGCCTGTTGCGCTTGGGCAGAAGGCGTTATAGTCATCTTCCCGGCGGAGACGGTTTTCGGTGCCTGGGCGCGGACATCGCTGAAGGCGTCCCTGGTAACGCTGCGTACCAGGTCGGCCAGGCGCTTGGCGCCCGCTACCGGGTCCATGTCCAGGATGCTGATAAAATCAATTTTGCCGGCGCTGATCCGCCCGCTGTTCCAATCGTCCACGATCTTTTTGATCGTCTTTTGGAGCCGTTGGTTTATGTCGGCTATCTCCTGGGGATCGGTCTCTCCGATCAGTTTGATCTTGGCTTCCTGGGTGGCCTTGGCTATGGCCAGGTTCTTATATTTTTCGGTCAGCTGGTTGACTCCCTCGATCTCATCGTTGATTTCCCGCAGGCGTCGCTCGGCAGCTTTCTTCTCCGCCTCCTCCCGTTTTTTGCGCTCCTGCTCGGCTTTGCGGTCGGCCTCATCCTTTTTGCGCTTCCGCTCGGCCTCCTCCTTGTCTGCTTTCTCCTTGGCTTTGCGGTCCTTCTCCTCCTTGCTTTCGGTGCCTATGGCGCCGGCGCCGGCTGTCTGGTTTTGCGCCTGGGCCAGGCCAAAGAGGGCATCAATCTGCTTTTGTATCTCGATCCGTTCTTTACGGCGCTCGTCTTGTCTTTTCTTCAGGCCGTCAATAACCCGCTGATCCTCCGCTGCCAGGTCTACGGTTCCGCCTGGGGTGCTCCTGAACTTGCCGCGATTTTTGATCTGCTCGGTTTGGCGGTCGGTGATCTGCTTTTGTAGCTTGTCCTCCTCGACCAAAAGGTCCAGGACCTTGCCGCTCAGCTCCCCTGCCTTGGCGACGGCCGCTGTGGCCAGGGCCTTGGCTTGTAGGGATTTGGTAACGGCGTCTGTGGATTCCTTCAGGCCTTTATTCAGCCGGTCCTCCTCTTTTATGTTCTCCAGGTAGGGCCCGTACTCGTCCTTCAATGCTTTAATCGCGTCCTTTCGAACGTCCAGGCTCAGGGCGCTGTTGCTTATCGTGTCCTGTAAAAACTTGTACCTGGCCACCTCGTCGCCGGCAGCTTTGTTGGCCTCCTTGCTTAGTTTCAGCATATCCTGCTGTTGCTGCCACAGCTTATCCCCGGAATGTACCAGGGCGTCGATCGCGTTCTCCAGGCTGCCGTATTTGTTGATCAGGCCGGTAACTATGGCAATAACGGCGCCTATGGCAAAGGTTATGCCCGCTGGTCCGGCCAGGGCCGCTCCAAACGCTTTAAAGGCCTTGCCGACGCCTCCTGTGGTTTTGACCAGGCTTCCCAGGCTGTCTCCCAAAAGGGGCAGGTTATTCTGGATCGCTATAAAACCAAAGGGTAAATCTCGGGCGACCTGGCCAAGGTTCGCCAGGGCTGGTGCTGCCTGGTCCGCTGCCGAGCTAATGCCTTTTATATTTTTCCCGGCGCCCGTCAGGCTGTCGCCAAATTTATCAAACCCGGTACGGCCGATGTTCTTCACTTTGTCCATCGTGATCCGTAGCGTGTCCAGCTCCTTGTTCACCTTTTCGAAGGCCGGGCCGGTCTTGGTTTTAAGTTGCTTTTCGAGCTCCTTAAATTCTTTCTCCATGTCATTCAGGCTCTTGGTCACCTGGACCGTGTTGCCTTTTATGATTATCTCGAGCTCCTGTGCTGCCATTGTGGTTGGTTTAAATCTGCCATCCTTGCTTTCGCAGGTCGTCAAAAAACGCCCGCTGCTCCTCCGGTGTGCCTTGCATAGGGTGGGCCGGTATCTCCTCGTCGCCGTCCAGCTGCAGGAGGTCCTCGGGCCTGGTTGGGTAGCCTGCTGATTTGGGGTCTCCGTGCAGGCGGACCTGGATATACCCGAGCCACCGGACCCGTCGCCATTCCTGTAGGTCGTCAGCCTTCTGCTTATCCAGGTGGTGGTGGTAGGCCAGCATCAAGCTCCCCAGGGTCATGTTCAGGTAGTCCTTTTCGCTTATGCCGAGCTCCCCGAGGGCGATGCCTCTGATGTGCTCCCATCCTTCCCTGGTTCGGAGATCTGGTCCCTCAGTTCCCTCGCCTTTTTTTTTAACCCGTCCACCGTTTTTTCCAGCTTCAGGAGGATCGACCGGGCTGCTTTGCTCTCCTCGTAGGTCCGAACGATCCGGGTTAAAAGCTCTGAAACTTCCACGTTCGGCTCGTCGGTCATCTCGTCGGTCCAGTCCATCACCTGTTCAAAGGTAAAATCCGGGTCCTCCTCCTTGGCTATGCAATTGTTAAACAGGCCCCAGTAAATTATGACGCTGATCATCGCGCTGCTGTAGCTCCCTCCGGTGGCTATGCCCAGGGCCGTCAGTTTAACCATAATATTCTCGGCTGCCAGGGTCCCGAATTTCAGGCCCCTTTCGCGGCCGAGGATGTCCGCTCTAATATACCCGCCGGTGTTCGGCGTTGTCGTTGTATCCATCAGTCTGTTTTTAACGGTTAAGGTGCGACCACAGTAAGTTCGCCGGTGCTATTGATCGTCCCGGAGAACGCGATAGCCTGGGCGGTCTGCTTGGTGGTCGTGATGTTGGACAGGTAGGCTGCGTAGTTGCTATAAAACGCTTCGCCCAGGTCCACCGATCCGCCGTCGGAAGGGTTGTAAAACTTCACCCATACCTTGGTCCCGGCCACAGCCGCTACCTTGCAATCTTGCAGGCTGCATTGCGTCGGGTTGGGTAGGGTCTCGCAGATCGCCTGGAAATTAACGACGGCTCCCGCTGTCCCTGGGGCGGTTACTTTGCCGCAGTCGGTTTCCTGCTCGTCGATCGGTATGTCGATCGACTCGTCAAATTGCTGGAGGCATATCAGCGTTTTGTAGGTCACGCCTCCGTCAAAGCTCAAATAAAGGGGGACGGTCCGTCCGGCTACTTCGCTCATTGCTTTTGTATTATGTGGTTATTAATAGCTAAAATTTTACGGTTTATTTGTACTGGTCCGTTCTTGCTGTGGATAAATCCTATGCTGCTCGCCTCCCTGATCCAGAGCTGCCACTCCGCGTCCCCGAGGTCGGTTTGCGGTAGTAGCGCCTGCAGGACCTGGTTGGCTATGGCGTTGGCTATTTCCCTGGTGTTGCGTCCGCTGGTCCTGGTCACGATGTCCAGGGTAACGGTCGCGTTGCTCCTCCACAGGGTGTCGTCGTTGTCCGGTGTCCAGTCTATATTCTGCAGGGTCACGAAATGGTCCGGTGGTGTGCTCCAGGGCTCCTCCTGGTAAAAAGGCACCGGGTTCCCTGCGTAGGTAAGGCCCGCCAGGAGGGTGCCGTAAATCGTCTGTATTGCGCTCGTAGGGTCCTTCATTACCTGGGGTTTTGTGTTGCTCGTTTAAGTTCCGCCTTCAGCCGCTGCTCTAAATTAGCGATTCCTAGTCTGTAGGCCGGGAAAAAAAACGGCCTGGCCGGCAGGTTCACTTCCCGCTTTACTGGCCTGGGTCGCATGAATTGTTTGGCGTATTGCTCCAGGCCTGCTGGAATTTCCACCATCGTCCCGGTTCCGAATTCCACAAACGGCGCGTAGAAAAGTTGCGCGGTCACTTTCCAGGAGGCGCTTGCCAGCCTGGTGGCCTTTATGCTGTTGGCAAGAAACCCGTGATCCTTCCGCACCCATTGTGCCGCTGTTCGCTCTATCTCCAGGGCCGTGTCGGCGATCTCCGCCTCTACCAGCTCCTCCAGGCCTGGTCCCAGGCGTCGCAGTTGGCTGGCCAGCCTGGATACTCCTTTGCTCGTTATGGTGAAATTCTTTTGTGCCATTAAACGACGGTTTGAACGTATTTATTTGCGGCCAGGCTGTTCCACTCGGGGTATGGCAGGGGCTCGGTTTCAGCCTGGAATCTGATCCCTCGGTTCTGGTATAGCCAGGCGGTCACCCGCAGAACGTCGTGCTTCAGCTCCTCGGGCAGCTCTAAAAATCCGGCCACGTAGTCGATCTCCATAAGGCCGGCGACCTGGTTGTGCAAAAGGCCGGCTACCAGGGCGTAGTCCGTCCCGGCTACCAGGGCGTCGTTGGATTCAAAGGCTACGTGGCTGGTGATCGCCGCTATGCTGATCGTCGGTCCCATCGGCAGGGCGTAGGGCGTGCCGCAGCCGTCCATCTGGATCACGGCGGTTATTTCCTTCTGCCCAAAGCTCAGGCCGGTGTATTTTTCAATCATCTGCCTGGCTGCTGTGATCATCTCCTCTATGATGTCATCCTCCTCGCTGTGGGTCACGGCCATCCAGTCCTTGGCTTCCTGCAGGGTGACCGGCTCCGTCGCCAGGTCCGCTGTCACAATCGGTATTTGCAATATCTGGTTCATTGTTTTTGGGTTTGTGGCTTCGCTTGTCCTGCTTTGGCAGGTGGCTTCGCTCCGCCTTTTTTCGGTGCTGGTGTTCCTGCTTTGGCAGGTGCTGTCTCTCCATGCTGTGGCTCCTCCGCTTTAAAAAGGGCGACCGTAGAAACGGTCCCCTTAACAGACTGTGAATAAAAACGAACGTTCGCGATCCAGTCGGCGGCGGCCTCTAGCTCCTCTCCGGGATCAAGTTCCCTCGATCTCGCTCTCGCCGCTTGGCTCCTCTCGGTGTAGGTTTCTCGGTTTTCCAAGGATCGTATTTTCGCGACCCAGGCTGCCGTGTCGGTCCGGTCCTCTATGTAAATTCCGGCCTCTCCGCAATTCTCCCGCAGCCCTGGCGTCCCCGTGCTGATAACGGGAATGCCCGAGGCCATTGCCTCGGTGGCCGTCATGCCCCAGCTCTCGTATTTGGAGGGCATGATCAGTATCCTGGTTTGGGCGTAAATCGCCGCTATGTTCTTGGTCTTGGGCAGCACCAGGACGTTGGGCGGTTGCTTGGTGTATTGTCCCTCCTCCAGGGGTGCGCTGTAGGACCCGATTATGCCAATAAATTTTTTGTCCGGCATGGCCAGGGCTATCCTGGTCAAAACTTCCCCGCCCTTATTGCCGTCCAGGTTGATCAGGGTGATAAACTCCTGCTCGTAGTGGTCCTTGCCGTCGTCCCAGTCGCGGTAGTCGCAGGGTGGGTGTAAAACGATCGAGGGGCAGTCGTAGGCGACTCCCCTGGCTGCGTGCTCGGTGTTGTAAATAGCGTATTGGCCGTACCTGGCCTGGAGAATGTCCGGGCGTCGGTGGTTGTTGTGTACCAGGTGAATAACCGGCCGCTTGTAAATCTCCCCAAAGCCCAGCACCGTCGGGGTGTAGTCCAGGTGGGTTATGAAAACCGAGGCCCATTCGCAGTTGGCCATTATGACGTCCCTTTCGTTGGGATAGCATTCCACGCCATCGTAAATATAAACCCGGTCTATGCCGTAAAAGGCGGCGTTCAAAAGGAGGACCCGCACCTGGTGTCCCTTGCTTTGGAGCTTCTTTAAAAGGCGGTGTAGGTACATCTCTCCTCCGCACAAATGCTTGGGCGGGTAAAGGTGAACGGCGGCTAAAATCTTTTGTTTATTCATGTCTGTTTATTAAAATATTCGGCTACGATCATCCGGTATCCGTAGGCGTCCAGGCTCCCGTCCTGGATTATGGCAAATCCTTGGGCCTGGAAATCCTCGGTGGTCCACAGGCTTTTGTGTCGCTCCAGTTCGTTGCCCCGGTAGGCGCCCTGGCTGATCCAGATCGCCGGGGTAACGATCACAAAAACGCCCCTGGGTTCCAGGAGGTCCTTGCACCTGGCTATGACCAGCGCTGCCTCCTCCTTGGTAAAATGTTCTATGACGTCGGTCATCAAAATAGCATCAAATTTTTCGTTGTTCTTCTCCAGGTAGGCCTGGATCGTGGTCTCGTATATCCGGTCGTAAAGTTCCCAGGCTGCTGTTCGGTATTGCGGAAATCCTTCCACGCCGACCAGCCTGGTTTTAAACGGGGTAACGCCGCAATCGTTCCAGTTGCGAACGGCGCAGCCGTTGATCCCAAAGCCAACGCCGAGATCCAAAACGCTTTTTGCCTGGGTTAATAGCACGCTGCGGGTCACCGGGACGATCGTTGATAAAGCTCCTATTGGCATTGGTTCAGTCTGTTTAAAAAGCCAAAGGGAGGACCTACGGGGCCCTCCCTTTCGGCGGTTATGATAGTGCAAAAAACAACAGCCGTTTATAGCGTTTTTTTCACGAAGGCCTGGGCTGCTTCCAGGGCGACACCGATCGGTGCTTCTGCCAGGAACGTTACTTTGTTCTTGACGAAGTTGTCCGCGTGGTGCTCGCTGGTCCTGATCGAGAAGGCTCCGCCTTGCACGATGTACAGCGCCGTAAAGTCCCCGACATAAATTTTGCCGGTGGTAACGTTCTGGTGCTTGTACAGGGGTAAACCGGCTACTAAAACTTCGCCTGTTGGGCTGATTACCACGCCTCCTGGGACGCTGTAATCGACCGGCTTGGTTTTCATAATTCCGGCCCAATGCAGGGGCGTTGTCAGGATGCCGTCTGCGGCGTAGCCGTAGCTGTCCACCTCGGCGATCATGTCGATCAGAGCTTCGGCTACGACCGTTGCGCTTGAGGCGCTGGCGGTGGCCAAAGAATCCAGAAGGTTTAGCACCTTCACGTCCTCGCGGCGGTAGAATTTCTCGGTCAGTTTCCTGGTGAGATAATTCTGGAGCCAGGGCACGTTCATCAACATCTGCCTGGTCACGGTGGCGTATCCTGCTTCGAAGTCCAGGGTCAGGTTTATCATTTGGGTGTCGATGTCGACCTGGGGTTTATCCTGGCCTTCTGTCTGTGGTCCAAATGATCCTTCACCGTCCGGTACTTTCTCCCTTGGGTAGTCCACGCTCAGGGTGTCGGATGGCACCACGTTTATGATGCTCCTCATGTGCCTGTATTGCGGAAATACCAGGGGTGCCCGCTGGAATTGCGTGATGGCCACGTTGCCGGTGTGGTTGTTGGCTGTGGTCATGTCGCCTACCACTTTGTGCTCCAGGTTGGCGCCTTTATTTTCAAAGGCCCTGGCCAGGACGCCGGTGCCGTCAACGATCATCTTTCCAAAGATGCCGTTTATGTCGCGGTAGTCGCTGCCCATCTCGGGTGCTCCGCCCAGCTTGCCTTGCTTGGCCACAAACGCGTCCATCTTGGTTTTCATTTCGCCGATGGTTATGTTTTGGGCCGCTAGGTCCTGGCTGTATTGCATGATCTTGGCGTCCAGCTCAGCCTTGGCGCTGGTATGCGCGTCGTTCAGTTGCTTCTGCAGGGTGGTCGCGTTCTCCTGGCCTTTTTGCAGGCGCTCGTCCACGTCCTTCAGAAATTTATCCATTTCATCTTTCATCGCTTATTGCTTGAAGTTTGGTTTGTAATGTGGTTTTCTCAGTTTCGGTACCTGGTCAAAATCGACGCCATGCCTAGCTTCAGCCGCTGCTCGTCCAGTCCAGTCTCCTGGGGTGGAGTGCCCTTTCGGACGCTGTTGTAGAGGTCCTCTAATTGCCGAAGTTCCAAAACCAGGAGGCTCTCGTCCTCCCTGTATTTGCCGTTTTTGATCGATCTGCAAATCCAATTTATCCGGTCGGCCAGGCTCTCGGTCTTGTTCTCAAAATGCGATTTCATTATGTCCATGACCGGGGTGTCGGGGTTGGCGCCCCATAGGACGGCTGATCCTTCCCATAGTTCTGCCTGCTTTATGATCCTGGGTCCGCCGCTTTTGCTCTCCTCCGCCTCTAGTATTTTAAATCCGACGCTGTGTTGGTTGATATCGCCCGCCTCGTAAAGGGGCCAGGCTACTTCTCTCCACAGGAAGGTGTCGCGGTATCCGGCGACGCCGTAGAGAAGGTCTCCCTGGGTGCCGAGCTCCTCGTATTTGGATAGGGCGCTGTCGGCTATGCGCCAGCCGTGATCGGTGAGGTGCCATATCTCGTTGGCTCCCTCGGGTCCCTTCTGTTTAATCGATTTGGCCCAGGCCTCCATGTCGATCACGTCTTTGTCCCTGTCCTCGTTGCCCATCCTGGAGATCGCTACCTTAACCTTCCGGTTTTTGGTGTCCACGTCCAGGGCCTTCATGTCGAGAATTTTGTGTATCATTCCTGTAGTTTTGGGCGCTTTGGTTGCGGCTCCGGTCTCCAAATGTAGCGGTCTCCCCGTTTTTTGGGTCCCGGAATTTATCAACAGGTTATTAACGCTGCCTCCAAAACGCGGTTATTCGTATATTTAGGGCCTAAACTTTGGCCTATGTCACTCTCCGTTGCCTGCAATTTAAAGCTCCTGTGGACCCGTCGTCTCTCCGCCTCCCGGCTGTGGAGGGCCGGAAATACAGCCCTGGTGCACGAGATGTTTTCCGACGTCGAGGCCTGGGTGATCAAACACTCCCATCTCGATATGGGCGTTGTCCAGCAGCTCGCCTGGCGGGCCCTGGCTTAAAACTTACCCGTTATTCCCTGGGCGGCTGCGTATTCCTTCAGGCGCTGCAGGTTCCTGCTTCCCTCCTGCAGGTAAAAGAGGCCGCTCCAGCTTTCGCCCTCCTCTTTCCACCACTCCTGGCCTTCCTTGGTGCTCATCAGGGTCCATAAATCCTTTTCCTTCCGGCCTGCTATCTGTAAATTTTCCGCTATCTCCTTGCCGCTCCATCCGTTCGGCTCGTAGCCAAACCGGGCCCAGGTGTAGTATCCGTTGTACCGGCTGCTTTGCTTGGAGCCGGCTGCGTCCACGTCAAAACTCTTAAACCCGAGCTTCTTGGCTGCTTGCACCTGGTTTACGAACATCTTGATCCCGAGCTTCTCGGGTGGCGTCCCTGGTGGCGGTGTCTCCTGTTTGGTAACGGTCAGCAGGGCGTTGTGGATGCGCCTCTCGTTCCAGTAGATCTCCCGGTTGGCGTAGTGACTGTCTGCCGTAAACCGGAGGTCCATAAAACTCGCGTCCTCGCTGATCATAACTTCGATGCGCCCGACCTTGTATTTTTCCATA